ATCGTGTGCCGGCGCACTTCGGCCTCGCTCAGCTTCACTGCACGGGTCGCGTTCATGCGGCCACCGTGGCAGGCAGCAGCAGATAGGCGCGGATGGCCTCGACGGCGTCGATATTGCCCCGGCACACGATGGCCAGGTAGCCCTGATCGGCGAGGGCCTGCAAGTAGGCGTCCTGGCTGGGAGAGACCGGGGCATCGAACGGCGGCATGGCCTTGAATTCGATGTACAGGCCGAAGTACCCGCCGCGCGCCATCGGCAACACCAGATCAGGCACACCGGACTTGACCCCCTGCCCCTTCAGCTTAGCGGCCACGGCTTTGACCCGGTGCCCGCCGTTCGGGACGTGGTAGATCAGCTTGTAGGCCCGTGGATAGCGCAGTTGCAGCTCCTGCATCAGCGCGGCCTGCTCCTGCCCTTCCCGGTCGACGGGCTTGGCGCGGACCGGCTTGGCCTTGAACGAGCGAAGGGCGAGACCACTCATGCGACCAGCACCCCCTCGTTGAGCAGCAGCGCTTGGGTGCGCATGACTCCCTCGGCGTGGTACTGGCGTGCGGTGTCGCGGTCCACTGCCCGGCTGCGCCCGTCGCACGCGTCGTGACAAGCGCTGCAGCACCAGGCGCCTTGCAGGTCGTGCGGCTTCTTGCCGACGCCGCAGGTACCCGCCAGGCGATAGTGCGCAAGGACAGTGGTCTCGGGGTTGCCGTTGCATACGCCAGGGATACGCACCTGGCACTCGCGGCCGCGCGCGGCTTTGGTCAGTTTGGTTTGGCGCATATGACGCCTCCTTGCAGGTTGATTGATCAGCGCCCCGCCAAGCGGGCGCGCATGACTGCCAGGGCAGAATTTCCCACTTGCGGAGTGCGGCGCGCGGCAACCTCTGCAGGAAGTGCCAGTGGCATCTTCTGCAGCGGCTCACCGGCCATAAGCCGACGAACTGCGATGGTGTAGTAGCGCTCGAACAGCTTCGAGCTGGCGTCGGATGGCAGCTTGTTGAGGTTCTCGAAGCCACACTCCTTGGCCGCGTGCCACACCGCGTCATGACTCCACTTACCCCGGCCAGCCATCGCAGGATGGGCATTCCGGGTTGCTTCGCGGAAAGCGGCCGCCAAGGCTGGAAGACCGAGCATCTCTGGTGACGGCTGGCACCACTGGATGAACTCACCGGGCGGCGGGATAAAAGGCGTCCCCGACTGGCGGCAGCGCATCAGCCCAAACTGCAACTGCTCGGGCTTGCAGATTCCAGCCTCCAGAAACGCGGTCAACCATTGCTGCTTGGACGCGTTGTAGGTGGCCCTGTCTGGCCAAGCCTGCTTCCAGGCGGTGCAGATCGAGCGCAGGTCACGGAACAGATCGTTGATAACCTCTGCCGTCTTCCGATTGAGTTCGGCCTTCACGTCATCGGGCAACTCGTATCCAGCAGGGACGTGCTGACCGGACTGGACCTTGGCCCACAGGCCGTGCGTGACAACTGCGACTGGGTTCATTGGGCACTTCCTTGCTCAATCCACGACGTATCACTGTCATCGAACTGCTGGCCACCAGGCCCTGCCCGCAGAGGAACGACCTTCGCTGCATTCGCAAGGTCGCGCTTTCTCCAGCCGACTAGGTCGGCGATCCACTGGCTCTCGGTCTTGGCCAGCCCCTTTGCATCGTGATGGACGACAAAGCCCGAAATGGCCTTTTCCGAGAATTCCTCGAAGGGCACCCCAGAACGCTTGGCATAGGCCTCAAGCTGAGCCTGGTCAGGAATCCAATCGAGGAACATCGCGAACGGCTCGCGCGGAGAGTGTGTATTACTTCCCTTCCCTTCCATTCCGGGGTTGAGGCCTCGAACACCGCTAGACGAGCCTTCGTCGACTTCTCGGCGAGCAGTCGGCGAAGGCTCAACGAATTCAGGGTGTTTTACTGTTGGTCTGTCGATTTTCTGGTGGTGCCATCCGTTGACGTGCAGGTACTGCTTCGATGACCCCTCGTAGAGGGTAATCAGTCGGTTCGTCACCAGCTCAGTGAGCAGCCCTTCCACTGCTAGCGCAGTGATGTCGTCGCCAGGGAAAACGAGAGCTTTTATGGTCTTGGGGGACATCGGGTGATTGCCTGCGTCATCGCAGAAGTTCCAGATCCCGATGAAGAGGAGTCGAGCCATCGCCGAGCACTCCATGACCTGTTCACTGGTCCAGAACTCAGGCTTGATGGTGCGGATACGAGCCATTACGAACGCCCTCCATGACTAACTGCCTGACGCGTCAGATTTGGCGAGATGCCGAAACCTGACGTGGAATGCGTGGTATTGCCTGCATCGTCCATACGGTGCATAATTGACCTCGATGTTGTTTCAAGAAGACCGCCCTGCCAGGCGGTTTTTTTTCGCCTGCGATTCCGGTACTGGATGGATTCGCAGGTGTTTCGGTCATCTACTGGCGGTTCGCCACCCAGTGGATAATTCGGTACGTGAACGGCCATCGAAGACTTTTAGGTTGGCATGGCCTACGCGTCTGTTCTTTTTGAGTTTTTCTTGCTCGGCTTCACCAGTTCTGCATGCATCTGATCGATCGCAGTTCCGGCGACATAGCTCGGATTGCTGATCTGTCCGTTGCGAATGCGGAAAATCGTCGAGATGTCGCATTTGGCACGCCCGGCAATGGCCTTGTAGGTCAGGCCTGAGCCAAGCAATGCATCCAATTTGCTTGGAAGATCGGTAGCACTCATGGCTGCCCCCTTTGTAGATATGCACATGATCATGCACTGGTGCATATCTGTCAACGATGTGCCTTATTGCCCTATGCACTGCTGGGAGGCAGCATTGCACCTATGCATAAATCGATAGATAAAATTCTTGCTCAGCTGATGGCCGAAAAGGGCATCAATCAGGTCGAGCTGTCTGAGCGAACTGGGGTTGGTCAATCGACCATTTCCAGGATTCTCAAGCCCCACGGGACTAAAGGGATCAAAGAGCCGGCAGACAAGCAGGTCAGGCCCTTGGCCGATTACTTTGGCGTTAGCACTGACCAATTACGGGGCTATGAGCCGCTCAGCAACAACGAAGCTGAACCTCAGCCCTCTGAATCGCTATCAACTTCAGATATTGTCCGCCAAATGCTGGCCAAGCACGGGAAGGGGCTGTCTGCCGATGCTCGAAAGAAAATCGCTGACGCCATTGAGGAAAAATCTGCGGAGCAATCAGCCAATAACCTGCTGAGCGCTGATTTCTCTCGCCCAGGCCTGGTCGGAGATGAGGTGTGGATTGCCCACTATGACGTGCGCGGAGCAATGGGCGATGGTGAGGTGGCTCACGACTTCCCTGAAATGCTGCAGGATATCCGCGTCAGCCCTACTCACCTGCGAGAGATGGGAGTCGAGTTCAAAGAGCATTTCCATCTGAAGCTCATAACGGGCGTCGGTCAATCCATGGCACCGACCATCAAGAGTCGCGACCCCTTGGTCGTTGACATTAGCATCCGTGAGTTCGTTGGCGACGGGATCTACTACTTCTCCCATCAGGGGCATCAGTACATCAAGCGCCTGCAGAAGAAGGGGCGCGACCACTTCAAGATGATTTCGGACAACACCAATCATCCACCTGAAGACATCCGGGTTGATGAAACCTACATCCAAGCCCGGGTGCTGCTGGTGTGGAATGCTCACCTTGTCTAGACGGTGTGAGCGATATGTACACCACCCAGCGGCTGGCTGAGGGCGGGATCAGAGTGCTAGGAAGGGTGTTCAGGTATTCAGTTTTGTTATAACAAAAAAGCCAACTACAACTATGGACAAGCTTTGTAGGACTTTCGCCCTACCAGGCACTTGGAAGGTAGATTAGATGCAGCAACAGCCTCTGGTGGCCCACGGCCTAGAAGTTGAAAATGATCCAGCAGCCCCGCCTCTTTCGACGTACGAAGCCGCCAGCGGACTAGCCCGCTGGGCTATCAGTAAGGGGCTAGTTCACGCTCTTCCACCTGATGTTGATCGTGCTTATCTCGCTGACATCCCCATGATCCCACTGCCGCACGAGGCAGAGGTTATCCTTCGTCAGAGAGGCGTGGAATCGATCGCGTACAACGCGCCCAGTCGAATGATCTACGTTTACACCAAACGCAAAGTCACTCAGAAAGAGCTGAAGTCTCTACCTTCGAGTCTGCGCAGGCACGGAATCAGCTTTCCTCAAGGCGCAATTGATGATGTAGGCAAAGGGGAAATCAGCTCGCAGGGAGCGTTTTACTCTGTTCATGTCTCCCCTGCCGGCCGTCACTACGCCTGCGG